TCTCGTAGGTGATCTCGATCGTGACATTCACCGCGGACGCGACGAGTCGCGTGATGCAAAGCGGAGTGGCCCACTTCAGGATCGCCGCCGTCACGAGGGTCAGGTCAGCGCCCGCGACAGCTCCGCTCGGTCCGGCGACATAGACGCGGACCTGGCCATTGGTCGAATTTGGGTACGTGCGAACGCGCGTGATGTTCGCCGTGCCGGTGAGCTCCGAATTGAGCGCGACGTAGTCGTACGCTTCCGCGGGGCCATCCGGGGAGAAGCTACCGAGCTTGTTGTAACACTGCTTTCGAGTCGTCTCCTCCGGTTGCTCGTCGACGCCCGTGGCCGTCGTCGTGTTCGCGCACGTCACGCCGAGGAGCGTCGTGATCATCGTGTCGATCTCGCCGATGCCCGCGGAGCTGTCCGATCCTGGCTCGTCGGCGACGACATCGACATCGATGAACGTGCCTGGACCAGAGGCGAGCGTGCCGCCCGTCGTGTTGCGGTACGTCTTGTCGTTGACGGAGCTCTTGAGCGTGAGATCGCCCGGAGCGACGGTGTAGAAGCCGCCGCCTCCGTTCGTCAGACGAACCGTCGCCGTGGCGTACGTCGCATCTGGGACGACCACGCCGAAGTCCTGAAGCGCGCGAAGCTTGAGCCATGCGCCCTTCGCATACCCGATAAAGCCGGAACGAATGAAGCCGGCGACGCAGGCCTCGAGCGCCGCGAGCGTGGCCGCCTCGAGGTAATAGAGGCTTCGCGTCGGATCGCCCGGCTGCCATGTGGTGACAGGCAGATTGAGGCTCGTCGCGATGGCTAGCGCTCGCTCGTAGATCTCCGCCTCGGTCTCCTCGACGATGAGCTCGTCGACCGTGGGCGTCGTCATGAGGGCACCTCAATGCCGATCAGGTCGGTGCGCACGGCACTCGCAGCGAGCTGCAGCGTGAAGGGCCCCGCGTCTGTCGTGCATTCGATCGCGATCGCGTATTCCTTCGCGCCGGCGCTCGTCGTCGTCGCATTGATGACGACGTTGACCGAATTGATGCGCTCGTCCTTCTTCGCCGTCGCCTTGCAACGGTCGATGAGCGCCGCCGTCGACGTGTCCGTCGAGCCGATCATTTCGGTGAGGTCGTCTCCGAAGTTCTTCTCTTCCTCGCCGCCGTATACGGTTCCGCGCGAGGTGCTCAAGCGTCTAAACAATGACTCGCCGACGAGCCGCGGGCCTGACGCAAAACGACCCGTGCGGAGCGAGGTCGTGCAGCTGATGTCTCTGCCAAAGTTCGTCATCGCATCATCCGATCGGAGTGACCACCGGCGGATTCGGCGGCAGCGTCAGGGTTGCGGTGACCGTGGCGGTCGCGGATGCGAGCGCGGATGCGATGCCGGCGGCGGCGGTCGCTTGGGTGTTTGCGAGGTTCGCGAAGACCGCGGAGAGCGAGCCGACGAGCGAGCTCGCGCCAGGGCATCCGTCGACGACGCCAGTTCCCGAACCGCCAGCGACGGGCACCGGCGGGACCGACCAAAAGGCGGAGACGGCATTCGAGTACGCGGTGGCGGCCGTTGGAGGCGCGCCCGGAACGCCGAGGCCGGCCTCGAGCGTTCCCGCCATAGTGTCGCGCATCGCCGTCGTGATGACGGGAATCGAGGCACCGAAGAGCGCCAGCGAGACATAGTCGTAATACGCCTGCGCAAGCCCGACGGCCGCGTCATGCGCGCTCGCCGGCGGCAGATTGAATACCGCCTCGATGTCGCTCGCGAGATTGGTACCTAGCACGGGCTCAGTCCGTCTTCAGCTTGGTGCAAGCGGTGGAGGGTTGAGACGACAGCACCGGCGCCGCGGGGCCAGAGGGTCCGACGCCCGTCGGGTGCACGTGCGACGTGGCCCAAGCCACGACGGCGGAGAAAGCGGCGTCCACCTTCGCAGCGAGCGCGGCAAAGTCGCTTGCGGAATTGACCTTGAAGAGGCCCGATACGGTATTGGCGATATCGCCTGACGACTCGACGGTGAATTTCGTCGGGACAAATCCGACGTCCTCGAGGTCGTCGAACGGGAGCACGATCGGCCGCGCGACCGACGCATCGACAAACGCGACGAGGATGCGCGATCCGAGCGCGAGCGTCGGCGTGCATCCGGCGAGGCTATGGATCGGGACGCGCTCGAGCGCCGGCATGCCCGTCGACACGCGCACGGGCTGCACGTTCGCGCGCTTCCCGTCGAGTGTGACCACGCGATACTCGTAGATCCCGCGGAACGTGCGATCCGCGTCGAGCTGGTCGAAGAGCTTTCGCCACGCGCTGAGTCGCCGCGAGGGCGTGGAGGCGAGGTTGCTCCAAAGCGTCGTTCGCAGGCCAGAGGGTGAGAGATCGTGCTCGACGTCGACCGCAACGAGGTCGTCGACCGTGACCCCAGGTAGGAGCGGCGCGATCGAGTCGGACGCGATACTGAGCGAGCGCGCCGAGCGGTCGCGCCCCGTGCGCGTGAACTTGCCTTTGAACACGCCGCCGGGGCGCGCGCCGAGGCGGGTAACTCCGTCCTCGCCGACGTACCAGGCTGAAGGTGACGTGAGCTCGAGCGAGCGAGCCGCGACGTCCTTCCGACGGACATAGCCGGGGCCCGTGCGCATCGACGACGGCGCCGTGGTCGCGTCGAATTTCTCGCCGGCCGCGGTGGCCGCGTCGGCGAGAACGGTCGCGACTTTGACGCCCGCGTCGTCGGCGTAGCTCTTCTGATCGATGACCCTGCCCCACCCGCCGCCACCCGCGACCACGCGGTAATGCGAGCGCGAGTCGTCGAGCGTCGGACCGCCGGAGAGGATCGTCCCTTTGAGCGTCAGATCGGCGACGACCAGATCGACTGGGCCCGAGAGCTTGTGAGCACCGTCGAGCGAGACGTCGGCGTACCAGCAGCCCCACGCGGGGATGTTGATGCGCGCCGCCGTGGCGTGCTTGCCGGCAAGAGTCGCCATCATCCCCATGGCGTTTGCTCGTACTGCTTGGTGAGCTTCTCGAGTTCGGCCTTCATCGCCGCGTTCGGATCGTTCTCGTTCTTCGGCTTCGTCTTCGATCCGCTCGGGCTCCCGCCCACCGCCTTCGCCGGCTTGTATTCGAGGAATTTGACGGCGATCGTCGCGCCGCCTTTGCCGTCGTAAACCGGTCCGCCGAACAAGCTGAGGACGACGCTGAGAATGTCGTTGGCGGCGAGATCCGGGTGATAGATGTCGAGCGCCTTCGGCGTCTTTCCGGCGACCGTCGAGTAGATCAGGGTCGCGAAGTCGTCCCAGAGCTCGAAGTCGTCGATCCCCTGCGCCTCGTCCTTCAGCAGATAGAACGTGGCGGTGAATTCGATAGGATCGTTGCTCGTGCGCGTCGTCGTCGCGCCGCTCTGACCGGCACCTTTTTTGATGTCCCATCCGATCTTGCGATCGTGACCCGAGAGCGTCACGCGGCCCGGCGAGCGAACGCCGGCGAGCGTGATCGAGCCGTAGTACTCCTCGTCGTCGATGATGTTGCTCACGCGGGCACCGCCCCACCGATTTGAGCGGCGTCGCCCTCGATCAGGTCGTCGAAGGCCTTCCTGATCTCCGCCGCGAGCGACTTCGATTCGCCGTCTGGCGCGTTGATCGTGAAGTTGAACGTGTTGCCGCCGGACTTCGCGCTCAGCGGTGCGGCCGCCTGCGTGGGGGCCGTGGGCGCGGGCGCGATCTGCTCGAGCGTCGGTGCCGCCGGCGTCGCGCTCTTCTCGAGCGCGGGAGCCGCGACGTTGACCGAGACAGGCGATGCTGCAGCCGGCGCCGCTACCGCCGGAGATGCCGCAACCGTCGCCACGGGCGATGCGGCCGCGACCGAAGCGGCATCCTGAGTCGCTTGCGCGACCGCGGGGGTAGCCTTCGCTGCGACTGCGGGCGGCTCGATGGCCGCGGCCTTCGGGGGCTCGACCATCTTCTCGACGGACGCCTGGACGTCGGCCGTGGCGCCCTGAACGCCATCGACCATTCCTTCGCCGGTGCTCGCGCCGATCGACGCGAAGACCTTCGAAGGTGAATTGATCTGGAGGAGTTTTTTTGCGCCGTCGATCGCCCCGCCGACGACATTGGTGATGGATCCGAGGATGCCGCCCGCGCCGCCCGTGATGCCGGCGATGAGGCCGTCGATCATCGCCTGGCCGATCTCGGCAAGGCTGAGCGAACGAAGCCAATTGATGGCGCCGTTCACCTTCGAAGCGAGCCAATCGAACGCTGCACCCGCGCCACTCATGATGGCACCGCCGAACGCCCAGGCCGCTTGGCCCGCAGCGACCATCGACTGTCCCCAATCGATGATGACTCGCCACACCGTCGACACGATGGTGAGGAACGCAGCGCCGACCGCGACCGCGGCGGCGAGCGCGACAACAAGCACGCCGATGATGATCCCCGCGACGACAGCGAGGCCCTTCGCAACCGCCGCGATCGTCGATCCGTACGGCTTGATCGAGATGAGCGCCCTGAGTGCCCAGATCTCGAATTGGATGAAGGTCTTTTCGATGACCGGAACGAGTCCCACAAGGCCGTCGATCAACGGCTGCATGAGCGAGTCGAAAACGCTCTTGATTGCCTTGCCCGTCACGCTCGTCTCGTCGAAGAGGCCGATCAGACGCCCTAGGCCTGCCTGGAGATCGTCCGTCTTCAGCCGGAAAAGCTGAGACATGTGGCTCTTGAAGAGCTCCGCTTGCTTGTCGAGCGAATTGACCTGCTTCGCCCATTCGGGACCGAATTGCGCCTCGGCTGCCTTCGAGGCCGCGTCGTCGAGCGCATTCTCGAGTTCCTTGCCTCGGAGGCCCGTCTTCGCGAGCTCGGCGGCCATCGAACGGAGTTTGTCGTTGGTG